CAATACTAGCAGGATCAACCCATTTAATATAACCTGGATATGGATCATCCTTATATGAATGATATTCTTGTACATATGCTGCAGGTGGTTCAACTTGAACACCAGCAAAAGGTGAGAATGAAATTCCAGGAACTCTAGATAAGGGAACATTGATCAAACCACGAATAGTATTATCAAGTCCTGCGCCAGCAACATAGTTTAAAGCACCTGAAGTAAATCTTGTTATACTATTAATACCGCTAACAGCTTGTGCTAATGCCATATCTGCCGCTGACGCTATTCCATTATTTAGAGGGCTGATACCGCAGATTTGGATATTTGCAAGAGCAGAAATAAGATTCCGAATACTATTCATGGTATTAACTACTTCATTTAAAGCTTTTAATATTTTAGCAATTCCAAGTCTTGCTGCAAGTTCTAAAATAGCATTACGAATTGCATTTGCAACAATACCTACGATACCACTAATAAGACTTGTAAGATTTAACTGGATATTAATCTGTAGTGAATTAAACGGTAAGCAAGGCAATGCTGATATTCTGCTTCTAGGATCTACGGTTTTAAACATGTCTAATATACTAGAATCATCCGTTTTTTTAGCGGAACCTATAGTCGGTACATCAGCAAATTTCATGCCTTGTTCTACTTCTTTACTTAGAACTACACCATCATCACGTTTAACGCTATCAATACTTGCTTGACCACCATCAATTTGACTAATAGAGACTCTTCCTGGATTCAATGCTGTATATGGATTTAAAGAAGATGCTTGACTAGCGCCTGGAATGCTTCCTGTAGCGGGGTCAATTTCCGGTGCACCTCCTACAGTAGAACCAGGTTTTACATCACCTGCTTTACCAACCACACCGGTAACAATAGGAAGTTGTCTATCCATATCAGCCCACATACCAAGAACACGCGAGCCTTTTACTAGACCTACTGGCGCAGAACCCATTCTACCAAGCCCAGCAGAACTAATTGGTTGAGTTACTTGTGCCCAGGGTAAATCTGCATCTGGTATTGCTGTAGTATTATCATGTCTACCAAATACTCGTACTTGCACCCTACCAGATTGATATGGATCCATTACGTTGGAGACAACACCTACCCACCAACTAGAGTTATCTTCTCTTTCTGACATTTTTTAAATTGACTCCTCATAAGCACCTTTAATGCATTCTATTGTACATGTATATCTAGGTCTTTCACCAAACTCACCAATTTTATGATGTATTCTTGAAATAAGAAACTTGCCTGTCATCAATGGATCTTCATCGGAAGGACCGGTCAAACCTTTCTTGTTTGGTATCTCACATGTAATAATTTGACCAGCAGTCAATAATGTATCACCAGGAACTTTGATTCTCATTGCATTCTGCATAAGAGCTGCTAGATAAGCCTGTGTATCTGGCGTTGCTTCTGGAATATTAGTAACAGGCCTTTGTGCAAAATCTATTGGGATGAATGACTGTTTTGCGGTCTTTTCGTCATGGTATTTATTTTTAAATGAGGACGTAATATTTGATCCTTCACCGCCATTCTTATAGTCATCGGGGTTTGTTTTAATAACTTCATTAGAAAAATCCCATGTAGCAAAATTGAATGTAGTGATTCTTCTAGGACCACCATGTTCAATATTCTCCAAAGACTTGAACTGATTTGGAATCTTATACGCAATGATATTATCATCTTCACGAGAAGCAAAGTCTATATTTAGTGCTGATTGCTGAAACTTTTTTACTGAAGATCCTTGAAATAAACCTTCAATGGAAACAAAGTTGAATGTTTGTTGTTCATTTTGTCTATTTTCAAAATAAACATAGATTGAAGTCTTATTTTCAGCAGATACAGCACGCTTACGAACTAGATTAATGGCTTCATATACTGGTTTATTATCAATTAAAATCTTTTGCGGTCCCTTGGTTGCTTCTACGACTAAAGGTTTTTCACTTTTTAAATAGTTTTTATGCACGTCATCAGCCACTTCAGAGCATAACTGATTATAACTACGCATAAACTCTTTCTTACCAAACCGTGCTTCTTCTGAAACACATTTTAGTGTATACTTCTTTCCTTTTTGAGCGCCGGTAAACTCAAGCTCAGCAAGTTCATTGAGTGCAAATACAAAATCACCACGCACGGTACCAGGAATGGTATAGTTAAAATTTACCATTTCATCACCAACAATCTTGAATGTACCAAGTAAATCTTCAGTATCAAGAACAACAATATCACATACAGTCCCAGGAGTAAAAATACTTTCGTAAATAGAAGCATTTAGAAAAATCTTAGATATATCTAGATTTGCTCTATCAGATACTATAGTAATATTTTCAAGCGTGATATCACCAGATTTATAATTATCCATTATTTCATAAGCCTCTTTAGTTCTTTAGAAATTTGAGTAGAATATCTCTTTTCTAAGACTTGTATGCTTTTATTTTTTTCATTGATTTCTAGTTCATATTGAAAATATGTGACTGGGTCCCAATAAGTAACTTCAGAAGATGGTATATTATTTGCCAATGAAGTTGTATTTGTAAAGACAGTATTTGCTTTACTTTCTCTACCATAAAGATAACTATTTGCAGTGATAGTTCCATTTGAAGTGTTATCAAATAGATTTTTAAGAACAACAGTGGATGAGTTTGAAAAGTTTACCTGCCCACGACCAGTACTATTGGCACTAAATGTAACATTCACAATCTCATCTGAAACAAATAATGATCCATTAGCAACTGCATATGAAACTATTCTATTTGTATTATATACCCAATCTTCTTTTTTTCGTACATATCCATTTGGAATCGTATTTTTAATATCATCTAGATAAGTTGGATTGTAATATCTAGCCAATGATCCATTAGCGCTTACTATATTTGTATATTGAGAAACTGAAATTTGTTCTGGTTGAGTGTACCAGTTGTTTCTAAAATATTTTATTTTGCTACTAGCATTTTCATATGATCCGTATTTCTTTATAATAAAAGCATCAAATGTATCTTGATCAAGATTCCAGTCATAATATGGATCAACCATCTTATTTGTAAGATAGAGAATCCATGACATATATTGATCTTGATAATATTCATCAGCAATTGTATCTGGGCGTTCATGTGGTTTTATATTATAAAGATAATATAAAGATGGGTTAGAATAAACGCTATTAAGTACCACCGATCTTTGGGTAATATTGACGGCAACGGTATTGGCATAGTTTATTAATTGAAACTTTTGAAAATATCTTTCTGGCATTTTACTTTATCCTAACGATCCAATAAACTTTTAATTAAAACCACCAGGCATCCAGGGTACTCCTGGTACTAATTCTTGAGGAAAAAGTTGTTCCAGTATTCCACCTGGTAGACCAGGCGTGGCATCAGGATCAATATCCATTTTGGTAAAGTATTCAATTTCTTGAAGTTCTATTTTAAGTTCGATGCCTGTAGGTGCAGCTAAACTATTTTTAAAAAATGAAGGACCGCCAGAAGGTGCATAATTTACATTTAAACTTTTAACAATGCATGGTTTGAATTTATAAAGATTCTCTTCAGAAGGGGATATTGTAATATTTACCATTTCGGGGTATTCAAATATTACACCAGATTGAGATGTTAATCCTGGTAATATATGATATTTTATTGTTTGTACAATTTTAGTTAACATATCAGATTCTTGTTTGGATTTTGGGAAAAACTTCCAGGAAAAACTATGTGTTTTAAACTGTGGTCCTTTAAATACAACTGTCAAAAATGGATTAATTGCATGCCCTGATACTGCGCTTGTAGCATTTAAAATTTCTTGACCGCCTGGCAAATTACCTATTATATTTTGCGCAACACCTGCTGCAATGCCTTCTGCTGCTGCTCCATATAAACCCAAGGGTCCCGAAGTTGCTACTTCCGTAAAAGCCCCAAGAACAGGTCCTATTTCTACGGTTGGATAGTTTAAGGATGTTGTATCGTTTAATTGATTAGGTATAGGAAGATGAATTACACCTTTATTTGTTATAACTTTTCTATCAGAGATAGCTCTTTTGGTGTATTTAACAAATCTTAAAGACATATAATATTTATTAGCATTTGTTATAAGATCTAAAGGAAACATTAAATCAGCTTGAAATAACCCCGCTCTTCTTTCACGACCAGGTAAATTAGCAGCTTTAGCACCTAAATTGATCGCAGCAAGACCTACTCCTGTTACCACCACTTGTTTAATAACACCAGCGAAGGCACGTTGGACCGGGCTTAATCCTCTTTGATCTTCAGAAGACATTCATTTACTCCTTGATAAATATAACTCAATATATATTTATATGAGCTTTGAAGAATGGCAAAATACAAACAGGGTTTCTTCAAACCCATTAATCCACAAAAATATAAAGGTAATCCGACTAATATAGTCTATAGAAGTTCCTGGGAACTAAGACTCATGAGTCATTTTGACACTACAAAAGAAGTATTTTGGTGGTCATCTGAAGAGAAAGTAATACCATATAGATCACCAGTTGACAATAGAATGCACAGATATTTTGTTGATTTTGTAATACAAATCATAAATAAAGAAGGCAATACTGAGACTGTAATGATTGAAGTCAAACCAAAGATGCAGACTCAAGAACCAAAGAAACAACCTAAGGTAACCAAAAGATATCTAAATGAAGTATTTACATGGGGTGTCAATAAGGCTAAATGGGATGCAGCACAAGAGTATTGTGCTGACCGAGGTTGGAGGTTCATGATCATGACAGAAGAAGAAATATTTGGTACTAAAAGATGACGGCTTATATCTTTCAACAGATAGCACAAAAAGGTAAGTTTGAGGGTATTGATTCATCAACCCGTCAGAGAGATGCTCGTACTTGGTTTCGCAGTGCTGCGCAAGAAGTTTCATCTGTTAATACTAATCAACTGATGAATGACAAAAAGAATCTAGTTAATAAGATGAATGAAGAGTCTATTGGCTCTATGTATATGTTTTCATATAACCCAAAGCATGAAAAGACTCTACCACATTATGACATGTTTCCATTAATTTTTCCTATCGGTATGAAGAATAATGGATTTTTAGGTATGAATCTACATTATCTACCGCCAGTACTTCGTGCAAACCTTATGAATAACCTTTATGAAACACTAAATAATAAGAAATATGATAGTACTACTAAGCTTAAACTATCATATGAGTTATTGAATGGATATGCTAAATTTAACTATTTCAAACCCTGTGTCAAGCATTATCTTCTAAATAATATTTCAGGTAGTTTCCTATATGTGGAACCATTAAACTGGGATATTGCTCTCATGCTTCCGACTGAGAGATTTAAGAAACAATCCAAAGAATTAGTCTGGAAATCAGTCAGAGAGAACTTAAAGTAATGGCATTTAGTATATCCAAGTTTTCTACCCATTTAAATCAATATGGGACTGTAAAAAATAATAGACATGAAGTAATTATTTCTCCACCAGAAGATTTTTGTATAAAAACGTCTGAGCCTTTTAGATTAATCACTTTAAGAGCAGAAAAAGCTGAACTACCTAGTATTAACTTAGTGACTCAAAAAGTAAATAGATATGGTATTGGTCTTTCACAGATGTTTCCCACAAATGTACAGTTTCAGGAAACCATTTCTCTTACATTTTTAGAGACTGCAAATAGTCTTATGCATAAGTTTTTTCATGATTGGGTAAATTATATCTTTAATTATTCTGGATATGTTAATGGTATATATCTAGCAGAATATAAAAATAGATATGCAAGTATAATGGAAATAAAAGTGTATCTGGATGAAGGTCCCAACTATATCTCAAATAAGATAATATTAACAGACGTATTTCCTACACAAATAAGTGAGGTGCCTTTGTCTTGGGGTGATAATAACACCCACATGAGAATCACAGTAAAATTTGCTTTTACAACTATTATAATGGATAGATTAAACTCTGCAGATGAAAACTGTTTTCCATCTACACAGGAGTCACCTATGGTTGAACCAAATGGAGAGTCACCTATTACAAACACACCTAAATCATTTAATGAATTTGGCAATTCAGCACCACCTAAATCATTTAATGAATTTGGCAATTCAGCACCACCTAAACAAATACCTATAATACTACCTTAATAATGGAGTTTCGTTATGCTACCTAAGATTTCCCATCCTATTTTTGAAATAAAAGTACCTTCAAATGATAAATTAGAGAAGTTCAGACCATTTCTAGTGAAAGAAGAAAAGATTCTTCTCATGGCAAAGAGCTCTGAGGAACCATCAGATATTTTGAGAGCCATCAAGCAAGTTGTAAACAACTGTTCTTTATCAGAATCATTTGATGTTGATAAGCTTGCAATGTTTGATCTTGA